AACGGTGAGGCTGTGCTTAACCAAAGTAATTCCATAAAAATGCATATGGATAATTGGGCTAAAAACGGAGAATTTCTTCTTGAAAATCAAGGCAGTCAAGCATCAGGAATGATAAAGTCTTTTAAAGTTTATAATACATTAAAAAAAGAATACAACTACACTGATGTACAAATTAAAGAGTTTCTTCAGAAAAAGGTTACAAAAAAATCAATACAAGATGATCCTGTAATAAAAGAGTTAGAAACTGTTACAGGAAATCCAGTTGTAATTTCAGACGAAAGAGTAGACGAAATTGTTCCTATGTCTTTTATTTTCGGAAGTAAAATAGGTTCATTTTATCAAAATATTATAGGTAATTATGATTACCTAACTATGGACAGATGGTTTATGCGTTCAATGAATAGAATTTTAGGCACTCCATTTATAAAAAGAACTGAACAAACTTTAGCAAAGAACAGAAAAGAGTCTCTTGATGAGTATCAAAATGCTTTAATTAATGGCACAGAAGATGAAAGACAAAGAATATTAACAGCAACAGACGAATTAGGAATTGATATTATCAATGATTCCAACATTACACAGCTTGCAATTATTATGACAAGTAAGTTTCAAAAGGATTTTACTGCATTTAGAGCAAAAGAAGGCGCAGAAAAAGGAAAAATATTTTTAAACGAATACAAAACTGAACTTTTTAAAAAATTAGAAAGATTATCTGAAAATTCCAAAGATACAATGCAAGAACAACCTAAGACACCTACAAATAGAAAAATCTTTAGGGAAATGTTCGCCCAAGCAGTTGAAAATGTTAATAAAAAAAGAACAAAACAAGGTAAAAATCAAGCTGTAACTATTGCTGATGGACAAGCAGTGTACTGGTATGGAGAAAAAAGATTTTTTAAAAGCATAGGGGTTAGGCAGGGTCAAGGCTCTGATAACGATTATGTAGATGCTGCAATTCAACATTTAAGAAAGAGAGGCACAGATGAAGAGGCAATCAGAAAAGCACTCCCCGAATCAGAGCGAGAGCGACTCACTGATAAGCGAGATCAAGGACGAGGATATCTCAACACTACTGGAGAGGTTGATCAAAATATCGGACACGCAAAGCGAGAATACACCGAACAAGAACTAGCTGATAATGATATTTATGAAGGAATACCTTCAGAAGAAATAACAAAAATTGAACAAACTATTGAAGATCAAAAGTTTTCACTAATTAATGTGCCTGTTTCTTTTGATACTAATATCCATGCCACTGGTTTAGGAGCTAGGTATATTTACGGATTTATAAATGATGGAAAGAAAACATTGCCAATATTTTTAGTTGATGGAGAGCATAATCAAGTAAAAAGAGGAAATACATTTACATATGGCGGCTATGGAATGGACCATATAAAAGCTCCAAGAGTAATATTTAATAGATTTGGTCAGGCTAAAGGAGAAAAAAGCCATACAGAAGAGCTAATAGAATCTTTTATATTTGATCAAAAAAGAATAGAAGAAGGCAAAGAACCAAGAGTAGAAAAATTATTTTACGATTCTCTTTTAAAATTAAGAAAACAACAGCTTCATGGCATAAATAATGGAGTAGAAGTAATTGATACAAGTGCCACTGGACTTGTAGTGGAGCTTAACAAAACACCAACTCAGGGACAAAGGCATTTAAAATTAGTAATGCCATTAAAAAAGGTTCGTGCTGGAGAGAAGCTAGATCCAGACACAAGGCCGTTCAAAGTAGATTCGTATGTTATTAGAACTGCTTTTCCAAAAGAAAAAAGATTTTCTGTAGTTGGTGGTTCAATTCCAAATATGCAGTCCACTCCTTCTAGCGCGGCTGCAGTGCAAGCGGTTAACAATGCAAGAGTTAATGTAAGATACGATAATTTGTCTGGGATTTTGGCAAAAATAGGTTCAGTTTTAACATTAGGCAATGTTGAAAAGGCAAAATTAAAAAGAAAAGCACAAGATCTTTTAATAGCTACCCAAGACAGAATGCTTCCTATAGGAACTTTATTAGATGAACTAAAGGATATGGGAATTACCATTTCCGAAGCAATGGACACTTACTTGAGAGAAGAGCTTTTTCATGGTGTCGCTGGTGAAAAAATAGATTCTTCTCAAAAAAATCTAATGGAACCAATGACAGATGTTATTAATTCCTTAGATATTAACGATTCAAAAATAGACGAACTTAAAAATTCTTCCTTTTTCTTTAGGAAGGCAGTTGATTTATATAAATCCAAAAAGATGGCAGTAGCAGACGCGGCTCTTTACGCATGGCATGCGAAAGAAAGGAATGCCGAACTTGGCTTTGATAAAGCATCAGGAATGTCAAATAACGAGGCTCAAGCAATATTAGACTGGATAAATTCTCTGCAACAATCTGAAAAAAGCAAAATAAATGGCGTTACAGATGCCAACGGGACCGTCATACAGGATGGCATTAGAACTTTCGCCAGAAAATTAGTTCAAAATACTAATACAGCAAGAAAAGAAGGTGGGTTAATACCAAAATCTTTTATTGACCCACTTACAGGCAAAAAGTACGAAGCTATATATGATGATTATGTACCTTTAAGGGGAGATATAGACTCTAAACAAGAGTACGATGAAGATATAAACCCTAAAAAACAAATAAGACTTGTTTCTAATTTATGGGGAGCTATAGGAAGGCCAGACAAAAGAGCTAAGGGAAGAATAGTAGATGGGGCAAATGTTTACGCAGATAATATTTTAGCAACTTTATTTGCTCAAAACCATAAATCTATCAACGATGCCGAAAGAAATAAGGTTGGTCTGTCTTATCTTGCTTTGTGCAGGGGTCAAGAAGAAGGGTCTACACAAGTTAACGATAACTTAAAGAGAGAAATGGCTCATAATAGTTCGGTTTATTTTGATAAAGGCGATCTTCCTAAAGACATTGACATGAAATCAAAAGTGTTAACGGTTAGAGAGGACGGTCAAGATGTATATATTACATTTAATGACCAAAGAATAGCCAGAGCAATGACAGGATTTATGTCTCCAGATTCAGTAAATTGGTTAACTAGATCTTTAGGCAAAATGAATAGATATCTTTCTAACATTAATACAACATATAACCCAGAATTTGCTATTACAAACCTTTTCAGAGATTTAGGAACAGCAGGTGTAAACATTCAACAGCACGATCAAAAAGGGCTGACAACAGAAATAACAAAAAATGTATTTAAAGCAATCAACGGGATAAGAAAAAATTTAAGAGACGGAGACACTAACTCTGAGTGGTCAAAAAACTATCTAGAATTTGTTAAAGCTGGTGGAAAAAACGCAACAAACCAAATGAGCGATGTTCAAGATCAAATGAACAGACTAAAAAGCATAATTAACGATATTTCAGATAATAGTAAAAATGGCAAATTTGGATTGGCAAAAAATAAAGTTAAACAAATAGGTCAATTTTTAGATGATTACAACACAGCAGTTGAGAACGGTGTTCGTGTAGCCACTTATAAATCTTTAATTAATAGAGGTGTAAGTCCAGCTAGGGCTGCTCAAGCAGCAAGAAATGTAACGGTAAACTTTGCTAAGGGTGGAGAGCATAAGCAATTTATGAACTCATGGTATTTGTTTTATAACGCTTCAATGCAAGGAACTATGGCTCTTATTAACGCAGCAGCTAAATCCCCGAGAGTAAGAAAAGTCTGGGGTGGATTGGTTGTAATGGGAATGATGCAAGATTTTCTTTCTGCAATGGCTTCAGGTGACGAAGACGAAGACGGAATAAAAGATTATGATGAACTTCCTGCATATGTATTAGAGCATAATTTAGTTTTACCAACATTTGGTTTAACCGATGATAAATTCATTACAATTCCTTTGGCTTATGGTTTAAATATGGCTACCAACTTAGGGAGGTCCCTTGCAAGAACGGCTAGGGGAGAGTACACCCCGGGTCAAGCAAGTAGGTCTATTTTTGGAACTGCATTTGAAAGTTTAAGTCCTATTGGTGGATTTGATAATTTTTGGAACTTAGCTTCGCCAACAATTTTAGATCCTTTCGCTAGTATCGCTATCAACGAGGACTACAAAGGAGACCCTATTTATAAAGAAACTCCTCAGTATTCATCAAGAACAACACCAAATAGTTACTTACATTGGTCAAATACGAGTGGTATTGCAAAATGGACAACAGAAACTATTAACGACTTAACTGGGGGAGATGATGTAGAAAGTGGTCTTATTGATATGTCTCCTGATGTATTGGAGCATTGGTTTCAATATATAACTGGTGGCACTGGTAGATTTGTTCAAAGAACTATAGAAACTCCTTTTAATATATATGATTACATAAAAGGAGATTTTAGAGGAGAGATAACAGCAGCAATACCATTTGCAAGAAAAATAGTTAGAACCCCATCTGAAAGAGAAGACACAGGTAGTTATTTAGAGAATAGGCAAAAGCTATTCACGATTAACACAAGGTTAGACTTAGCGAGGAGATCTGGAGACTCTGTGGCTATCAACGAGTTAATACAAAACAATAGAAAAGAACTAAGTATTCTTCCTAGATTAAAAGCTATTGATAACGCAAGAAATCGTTTGTCACGGCAGATTAGGGAACTTGAGAGGAATCCAAGACTAGAAGAGAAGTTAAAAAGAAATTTGATAAAAATAAGAAGAGAAAGAATAAACGACCTTATGAGAAGAGGCTTGATACTAATGAGGTCTGTTGGACTTAAAGAAACTGGATAGAAGTTAATGTTAACTTCTGTAAAAGTTTAACATTTAACCATTCATTGATCTACGCCGAATCGGCAGAGCCCATAGAATAGCCAAAAATTAGCTAAAAGTTTACGATCTTGACCTTATTTTGTTTGGCAGCGAAGGATCTAGGCTAAATTATCCTAAAAGTTTCGGATTTTGATGGTTGTTCCTTTTCGCTGCGTGAGCTGATTCTAGCCTATAAGCTCTAAAAGTTTCAAAAGTTAACCCAAATATGTATTTACCTGTGGCGTTTATACGCACATGGTAAGTTAAAGGTATCTTTAATTGTGTCTGGAACTTTTACCAAAGATGCAACTGCACTAGCGTGTGCTAAGGATAAAAACCCCCCATTCTTAGGGCGAGGGCGAGATGCCTAAAGGCATCTCTTGATTACCAGTGGATTACCAGAATAGAATGGTTCGTTTTTATAACTTTATTGCTCTAATATTTGCTTGTTGGGTTCTCCACGCTTCTATCTTCACTTCAGCAGATGCTCTAAAGAACTTCATTCTTTCGTCTTCATATATCGCATTTTGCATTACTTTAAGATGGTCTCTATAATCTTGGTGGGCATAAGCCTCTCTCTCTTGGGCAGAGACAGACAAATCTTGATATTTGCTCATCAATAGTGCCTTTAATGACTTTCTGTATTCTTCTAAGTATATTCTTGTTGCTCTAGCCTTAGCAGATGCATCAACATTATCTCTTAACCAGTCAACTGCTTTTTCTACATCTTCTTCACTAATAATTGATTTCATTACTTTTCCTCATAAATGTTTTCTATTGTCCAGTCATGACCATTATCTGATTGTTTCCAATCTTCAAGGTCATTGTTTCTTGCAATTTCCCAAGCCTTGTCTTCGTTTTCTGCCTCAACAAGAGCAGTATACCCAATATCCATTGTGGCATTAACTCTAAATTTTTTTAATTTCATTTGTTTTTGCCCTTTTTTATTTTAATTAATTCTTTCAAGTACCATTGTCCTTTTTCTAAATCCTCTAATAGATTTTTATGCTTATATCTCCATATATATTTTAATATATTGCCTTGAAGATAATACTCATATCCATCTCCAGTAGCAGATTTTATAGCATCTATGCACTCAACTTTGCCTTTTCTGTAGTGCTTTGGTCTGTTTACATTTTCGTTCATTTGTCTTCCTCTTCTAATTCATTGATAATTTTTTTAAAGTCATCTTCTACCTTTTTGTTAGTAATAATAAAACTACTGGCAGTACTGCTTATTTCAAATGGATTTTTGTTAAAACAATCTGTGCATACTGGTGTCATTGAGCAAGAAAAGTGTATTATGTCTCCCAAAGTATTTGCTTTTTCCTTACAAACTGAACAATGTGCATCAATTTGGGGAATTATACCTCTAAATAATTCAACATGATATCTATCTGTTTTTAATTCATTGCCCTCAAATTCTTTTTTCGTTTGAAGTCTGGCACTCCTTATGTACCTTTCATTGGTGCAATAGATAGAAAATCTATAATCTCCATCACGATAATCTCTATTCGCTTTTTTCATATACTAAGCAATCCATCAGACATTTTTATCTCTCTAAATCTGTCAATTTTAAAATGGCATACTGGCTCTACATCTTGCCAATCATTTCTGTCGTTTCTTCCACCCTCACGACAAACAAACTTATCCCTAAGATCAATCCAACCCATTTTGTCTATCCACGATACTATAAGAACTGACTTAGTTTTTG